TTAGCGATATTACTCATCCGCATACAGCCGATACGCTGGTACGCCTGGTAGAAGTCTTGCATGACTGGCACCCCTCCCGTCAAATTCAAGCCTCCAATTCCCACAGCTGTGCACCACTTCTCTCGTAGTGCAGCCCCAGTGAGGTTGTGTACTGTTAGTGTGTCCTTACGCAGTGAACTGAACATATTACGGACCATGCGGCATTCCTCCCCAATCTCTATAGGGTGCATTTGGCAAAACTCGATTTGGTGTAACTCGAACACTGGCTCTTCAGCCACCATACGAAACCCCATTTCAAGAAACCATTCACCGAGACCGAGGTTAAACGCCTCCATGTCCTCCCGTTCCATCATCACCACACAGTCATCACCGTTGTTCATCAGCTTCACAGCAACATTCCTTGATTGTGCATAAGCATGTATCATGGCGCACATTAGAATACAGTTTCCCAAACCTGTGTTCATGTCGCCGCTGAACCGTTTTCCTTCCACGGTATACTTCAGCTTTCCATCCGGGCAATACCCAGCGCCTTTATTATGCATCTGCCATGACAGTAGCTGTTTGAGGCGCGGGTCGTGGTCAAACAAATCCAAATAAATGGAATGTTCCCACGCTAATGCGGCGGGTGATACATGCATATCGAACTTGGTGGCGTCCAGTCCAATAGCTACCGGATTAGAGAAGCTTCGCCACTTTCCTCGCGCTATCTCGCCAATCTGCGACACGTTATATCCCTTCATTACTGTTGGGCCGTCACCAAACACGCGTCGTATGCCATCATAAATGTCATGCTCGGCGGCTTTAATGTAACGCCCCAAAGAAAGGTTGTAACACGGGTCTCGTGGCTGGATGCAGCGCGGTGCCTTCTCCGGATTAACCAATTCCATCTTGACAAACGCTACGCTCACAGCGTCTTGTCTAGACAGTCCAATCTGAGTGAGTTTCTTCAATGCATTCTCATAAATCGTGTGCCTACGACCAATGTACGTCTCAACAGTTGCCTGCAAGGAAAACTTGGTGGTACGGGCAGTACGACTCATCAGAGAACT